GGGTAGGTACCGGCGCCGCCGTCGACGCCGAGGTCGGTACCTGGTATGTGCAGGAGACCGACCTTGGGAAGCTGTACTGCCCGATCGCGTCGCTCAAGTCCAGGCTCAACATCTCGCACAGCAACAGCGACTTCGAGCTCCACGCCGCATGCTTCGGTGCGAGCAGGTGGATCGAGCAGCACACCGAACGGATCTTCTGGCGGACGCTGTCGAGCTCGCGGACGTTCGTCCCGGACTGCTCGACCTCGGTGCGGCTGCCGGCGTTCTGTGACCTCGTCTCCGCCTCCGCGGTGAAGACCGACACCGCTGGGGACGGGACGTTCGCGACGACCCTGTCGGCGAGCGACTGGCGGCTGCTGCCGTACAACCCGGCGGCCGCGCCGGAGCAGCTGCCGTACAACGAGATCCGGCTCACGACCGGGTCGTTCCCGACGGGCGGCCTCGGCCGGCCGGACAGCGTCCAGGTCACCGGCATCTGGGGCTGGCCCCGGGTTCCGTCCGCGATCCGGAGCGCTGCAGCGATCCTGGCCGCCGACGTCTACAAGCTCAAGGACGCACCGTTCGGCGTCGCCGGCGAGGGTGAATTCCTCCAGCAGGTCGGTGAAAACCGGCGCGCGCTGAAGCTGCTCGAGCCGTACAAGCGGTACTCGGTGCTCGTCGCATGAGCGATCCAATCACCGACGCCATGCAGGCGCTCGCGGCCGCGTTCGCCGCTATCCCCGGCCTGACCACCTACGCACTCCCGCCCGGGTCGATCGAAGTACCTGCGGTCGTCGTGTCCGTGCCCTCCGGCGAGCTCGGCGACTTCTCGCCCGTCATGGACGAGGACGTCATGGACCTGTCGCTGGTCGTCAACGTCTTCGTGCAGTGGGGCGACGACGAAGCGGCATGGTCGCAGCTACGGCCGTACGTCGCGCTGTCTGGCACCTACTCGCTGTTCGCCGCGGTCAACGCCGACCCGACCCTCGGTGGCGTCGTCGACAGCGCCCTGATGGGCCAGCCGACGAACCCCGGCCCGTACACGTGGGGTCAGCTGCAGTACCTCGGCGCCGAGTTCCCCGTCGAGGTGTTCCTGTGAGATGGCTCGCCGTTCACCCGGGCCCGGCGTTCTCGGTCCATGACACGTACGTCGGGTGGGTCGAAGCACTCAGAGCGCTCGGCGAGCACGTCGTCGACTATCCGCTCGGCGACGCGCTCACCTTCTACGACCACATCCTCTTCGAGGCCGGCCCCGGCGCGTTCCGCAAAGCGCTCACCGGCGAGCAGGCCACACAGCTCGCCGTTGATCGGCTGTGCGGGACGCTGTGGAAGGTCCGCCCGGACGTGCTGTTCATCGTCTCGGGGTTCTTCACCGATGACGCTGTGCTGGATCGGGCGCGCCGCGACGGTGTCAAGGTCGTGGTCCTCACCACCGAAGAGCCGTACGAGCACGACCGGCACCTGAAGCTGGCGCCGCACGTCGACCTGATGCTCGCCGATGACCCGACGAACCTCGAAGCCCTGCAAGCGTTGACGAGCGCGGTCTACATGCCGAAGGCGTTCCGGCCGTCGGTGCATCACCCGGGCCCGCCGGACCCGATGCTTGCCTGCGACTTCAGCTTCGTCGGCACCGGCTACCCGAGCCGGATCCACTTCCTCGAGCAGATGGACCTCGACGGCGTCGACGTGCTCCTCGCCGGGAACTGGCAGCGGCTCGCCGAGGACTCGCCGCTGCGCAAGCACGTACCCGGCGCCCTTGAGGAGTGCCTCGACAACGAGGACGCCGCCGCGATCTACCGCTCCACCGCGGTGGGCCTGAACCTCTACCGACGCGAGGCCAACCGGCCTGAGCTGTCGGCCGGCTGGTCGATGGGCCCGCGGGAGTTGGAGCTCGCCGCATGCGGGGCGTTCTTCCTCCGCGACCCGCGCGGTGAGGGCGACGAGGTCCTCCACATGCTGCCCCGCTTCAGCTCACCGGAGGAAGCCTCCGCGCTGCTCCGCTACTACCTCGACCGCCCCGACCAGCGTGCCGAGCTCGCCCGCGCGGCGTGCGAGGCAGTGCAAGACCGCACGTTCGACACCAATGCCGCCGCCCTGATGCGGCTCATGGAAAAGGAGTAAACCGTGGGCAGGTATCACGGGCGCAATGGCCGTATCTACTTCGACATCGCCGGCGGCGGTAGCGCCGCACCGCTGAACTTCATGGCGAACTGGTCGATCAACTTCACGACCGAGAAGGTCGACGTCACCGCGATGGGCGACTCCAACCGCACCTATGTGGCCGGGCTTCCGGACGCGTCCGGCGAGTTCAGCGGCTTCGCCGACGACGCGACCATGCAGACCTACACTGCGGCGGTCGACGGCATCGCTCGCAAAATGTACATCTACCCGAACACTCTGGACACGTCGAAGTACTTCTTCGGCACCGTCCTCGCGGACTTCAGCGTCAACTCCGGCGTGAGCGGCGCTGGCGAGGTGTCGTCGAGCTGGAACGCGGCGAGCACCGTCGCGAGGGTTCCGGCGGTCTGACCGATGCTGTCCCTTACCGTCGTCGGTTCCGGGCAGCTCAACGACCTCGCCCGGGACCTGCGTCGGGCAAGGGGCACCCTCCGGGCTGAGTTGACCAAGGCATTCAAGGAAGCCGGCAAAGACACTCTGCGGCGGGTCAAGCTCAACATGACCACGATGCAGATCAAGGGCTACCGCGCCGGCGGCCGCGCGTTCCGCGAGCACCGGGCGGGCAAAGGGCTTCGCCGGCGAATCGCGGCCGTCACCGAACTTGAGGTGCGGACCGGAACCGACACGCCGCGGGTGAAGTTCGTGGTGCGCACTGACCGGCTCGGCGATGCCAGGAATCTCCCGTTCCACATCGACTCGGGGAGGCGTTGGCGGCACCCGATCATGGGCAACCGCAGCAGGTGGGCGGCGAACTCCGGTAAGCCGTGGTTCTACAACGAGATCCGCTCCGACCTCGACCTGTTCAAGGCCGAGTGCCAGAAGGCCATCGACAAGACCATCCAATCGATCGAGCGAGGCTAATACCCCATGGGCTCCGTCCAACTGCACCCGAAAGACCGCGCGAAATATGGCGCACCGGAAGAGATTCCGTTCAATCTCTCCGAGATCGGCGTCAAGCAGCGGGCCGCGTTCGAGAAGCAGACGAAGAAGCCGCTGAAATGGTTCTATGACCAGCTCTCCGGTGTGCCTAAGCTCGACGACGACGGCAACGCCGTCCCGGAGCTGGTCTTCAACCGCGACGGCACGCCCAAGCTCAACGAGGACGGCTCGCAGGTCGTCCGGGTGAAGCTCACCCGTGACCCCGAGGTGTTCGCCATGCTCGCATGGCTCGCACTGTGGGGACACGGGATCAAGGTGCCGTACGACACGTTCGAGGTCATCGAGATCGGACTGAGGATCAACCTCGGGTCCGACGATGACGACGAAGAGGAAGTGGACGAGGGAAAAGCGCCGACGGATTCGGAGACTACGACGAGTCCGACGACGGAGACATCTCCGACCGAGTAATGGAGATGCTGTTCCTCCACTACTTCCCGAGTCTGCGGCTGAGTGACTTCGAGACGCCGAACGGCTTTCCGGCCGATCGGTGGGACACGGGTGTGCAACTGATCCGGCTTTGGATGAAGCAGGGCAAGTAGCCGGAGGGGGCGGGCCGTGGCGCGCGATCTCGACCTCAACATCAACGGCGACGCCCGACGCGCCCGCGCGGCGCTCAACGACGTAGCCACCGGCTCGGCGCGTGCCGCCCGGATCGCCGACCAGTTGAGCCGGTCGTTCGATCATCTCGAATCCGAGGCCAACGACGCGCAGCGTGCCCTCGACCGGGTCAACCGCGAGATCGCCGACAACGGCCCCACGGCAGAATTGAACGCCGAGCTCGCCCAGTTGCAGCACCGGCTGTCGGAGATCTCCGACGAGCGGCGGGTCACGGAAGGCTTGCGGGCAGAGTTCCGGCGGGCGACCGCGTCTGCGGCGACACTGGACCACGAGCTCGCCGCCGTCCGGCGTGAGTTGGACCGGCTGAACGACGAGTACTCTCGCGGCGGCGACCCCGCTGTTCTGCGCCGGATCCAGGAGCAGCAGCGGGAACTGCAGAGACTTAACGGCATCCGCCGGCGGATCGCGGACGAGGACGAGAACAACCAGGCGCGTCTCGCCCGTCTCGCCGAGGAGGCCCGCCGGGCGCAGCTGCGGCGCGAGGAGGAGGATCGGCGCCGCCGGGACGACGAGGACAACCGATCGTTCCTGCGTCGACTGCGCAGGCGTGCCAGCAACCTGGGCGACGGATCCGGCACCAGGCTTCCAGGTGTCGGCGCTCCGCCCCAAGTCCTCGCCGCTGGCGGCGCTCTCGGCGCTGCCGCTGCAGGGCCCATCCTCGCCGCCATCGGCGGTGCCATTACCGGCGTTGCCGGGTTCGGTGTCGCCGGCGCTGGTATCGCCGGCGCGATCCTCGGCGACCCGGAGAAGTTCAAGCAGGAGTGGTCCGTTGCGGCCGGCACGGTCAAGCAGGAATTCCTCGACGCGACCGAGGTCTTCACCGAGCCCACCCTCGCGGCGATCCGCGGCATCGGCCCGCTCATCGAGAGCTGGAACCTAGACGAGACGTTCGCCGACGCCGCGAGGTACGTGGGCCCGCTCGTGGACGGCATCGAAGGCCTCGCCACCGGCATCGTCCGCGGCGTGTCGGCGCTGGTCAAGCAGGGCGAGCCAGCCGTCAAGGAACTCTCGGCCGGGCTGGTGGAACTCGGCGACGCTGCCGGGGACGCCTTCGAAGCCATCGCCGACGGCTCCGAAGGCGGCGCCGCGGCGCTCCGCGACACCGTCACCGTCGTCGCCGGCACCATCCGGCTGTTCGGCGAGCTCACCGGTGCCGCAGAGAAGGCGTACGGCTTCATCCAGGACCATCCGGTCGAGGCCGCCATCGGCACCGGCGGGATATCCCTCGGTATCACCCTGCTGGACCAGTTCCGCGACGATACCGAACAGATCAAGGTGAACTTCGACGAGATCGGCGACAAGGGCTCCGCTGCGTTCTACGGCCTCGACCAGCAGGCCCGCGATGCGCTGTCGACGGTCGAGCGGCTCAACGACGCGTTCAACGAGACCCGCGACCGGATCCTCGGACTCTCCAACGCCACCATCGCCGTCGAACAGGACCTCGACGACCTCGCCGAGGGGTTCAAGAAGGGTGCTGGCGCGCTCGATGTCACGACCCAGAAGGGCCGCGACAACCTCGAACTCATCAACCAGACGATCGACGACCTCCTCCGGCAACGCGACGCGGCGATCGAGGCTGGCGGCGGCACACAGGAGGCGTACGACAAAGCCAACGCCGCTTTCAACACGCAGCTGGCCAGCCTCGAACGCCTGCTGGTGAAGCTCGGCCTGTCAGCAGCCGCAGCGAAGAAGCTCATGGACTCCTACTACAACAAGGAAGTCACCGTCACCGTCAAGGTCCGCCAAGTCGGCAACGTCAGCGTCGAAGGTGTGATCTCCAGCGGCGACCAGCGCCGCAACACGGGCAGCGCCTACGCCGAGGGTGGCACCGTCACAGGCACTGGCCCGATGCTCGTCGGCGAGGAGGGGCCCGAGATCGTCTGGGGCAGCATGGGGCAGTTCGTCTCCACCGCCCAGCAAACACAGCGCCTGATCTCGCAGATGTCGCGTAGTGGCGGCACCGGTGGCGGTGGTGGGGCGATGGCCGTGACGGTCAACTTCGCTGGAAACACCGATCAGGCGTTCGCGTCCAGTTTTCAGAACCTGGTGCGGACCGGGCAGATACAGATCTTGGCGAGCGCCGCCTAGCGGTAGTTCTCGCTCGTCACGTAGTACCGAGTTCCGGTGTCCGGGTCAGTCCACCAGCACGGGTTGCCGTCCGGGTTGCCGTCTTCATGCGCGCACGCCGGCAGTTTCTCGTACGTGGGCGTCAACGAGTAGGCGATCCCGGCCGTGACGGCGGACCCGATGAGCGTGCCGGCGATTACCAATGCCAGGCCTCGAGTCTTCGTGGCCGTCCAGTTCAGGGCTGTGGTCATGCAGTCAGTGTTGCGCAACGCAGCGAATCCGTCACCGGATGATCGGACGACTGCGGGGTGGGGATAAATGGCGCGGATTGCCACCCGAATTGAGCTTGCATTCGGCGCCGACCTCACCGCCGACCCTGCGACGTGGGCGTGGACGGATGTCAGCGCCTACGCGCTCGGATCGGTGAGTATCAACTTCGGTCGGGCGGATGAGGCATCCACCACACAGCCCGCCACGTGCAGGGTCCGGCTGAGAAACGCGGACGCGAGGTTCAGCCCGCGGTACCCAACGTCGCCGTACTACCCGAACGTGCGGCGACAGACACCGATCCGCGTGTCACTCAACCCCGGCGGCACTGGCTACGTCCAGCGGTTCCAGGGCTACATCGACCAGTTCAAGCCGACATGGCCGAGCGGCAGCGCGGCTTACGCAGAGGTCTCGGTCATCGCGTCGGGCAGTCTCCGCCGACTGGGGCAAGGAAGCGCCCCACCGAAGTCTTCACTCCGTCGCGCCCTGGAAGCGTCAGGCGCGTTTGCATACTGGCCCCTAGAAGAGGGCCCGGCCGCCAGCAATGTTGTCGCGGTCAGCGGATCAGCCGCCACGAGCCTGGTGCGCCTCCTCGCCACGGGGCCCGCGGAGTTCGGGGCCCTGAGGCCCGTCACGGGCGCTGCGACGATGCCGAACTTCATCCGCGGCGGCGCTCTGGATCTGCAGGTCAGCAGCACCGTGTCGAGTGCCTGGACGGTGGAATTCGCCTACTTCTTCGGCACCGGCGAGCCGGCCCCGGACGACTACAGCACGCCGAACGCCATGAACATCCTCAAGCTGTACGCCACCAACGGTGACTACTGGCTGTTCCAACTGTCGCCGCACAACTCGTTCTTCGCCAATGGCCGCATCGCGCTCTTCAGGTCGGACGAACCGGAACTCTTCTTCGACACCCTGGTCGACGCCTCACTCGGCTCCTACAACCCGTGGGACGGCCAGACGCATCATGTCGCCATCACCGCCTCGCAGAGCGGCGCAGATATCGCCTGGCAGCTGTACCTCGACGGTGCCGTCTACGCGTCCGGGACGCTGGCCGGCCGTACCCTCCGAGCGGTCGACCTGGCGAGGCTCAACCAAAACGGTTTCCTGGCGGCCTCATCGTCGTACGGGCTAGGGCACTTCGCGGTCACCAATTCGGTGATCGACCCGACGAGTCACGCTACTGCGGCACAAGGCCACGCCGGCGAGACCGCGGGCGCCCGAATCACTCGACTGTGCGACGAAGAGGGCGTCACCGCATCGGTGTCGAGCACGACCGGCACGATCCGGATGGGCCCGCAGGGGGTCGCACCGTTCCTGTCTCTGCTCAGGGACTGCGAGGCGGCCGACAGTGGAATCCTGTACGACGGCGCCAACGCCGGTCTGACCTACTTGGCCGGGCAGGACCGCTGGAACCTGCCCGTCGCCCTGGCCCTGAGTGGCACGCAGTCGCAGGTCAAGCTGCCCTTCCTGCCGATAGAGGATGACCAGCGGGTCCGTAACGACTGGACGATCAGCCGCCCCGGCGGGGCGTCGAGCCAATACACGGACTCGATGCACATCGCTGCGAACGGCCGCTATGACTCGTCAGCGGCCGTCAATGTCCAGTCCGACGCCGACCTGCCCGATCAGGCGGCGTGGAGAGTCCACCTCGGCACCGTTGATGAGATGCGCGTCCCGGGACTGTCGCTGCAGCTGATCGACCACTCGGAGATGTGGACATCCTGGCTGTCAACTACTCCCGGCGAGCGCGTGACGGTGAGCAGTCTGTTCTCCCAGTACCCGCCGGGGATCCTTGACGCGATCGTCGAGGGCTACGCCGAAGAGTGGGACCAGGCCTACTGGCGTGTCGAGCCGAACCTGAGCCCGTTCGCACCGTGGCGGATCATCGTGCTTGCCTCCGACAGCGGCGACACCGGCGCGTTCGTCGGCCACCTCGACACCGACGACTCAGCGCTCAACGCCGGGATCACCACCACCGCGACGAGCTTCGCGGTGACGACCAACTCGGGCCCGTTGTGGACCACGACTGCGGATGACTTTCCGTTCGACATCGACGTGGGCGGCGAGCAGATCCGGGTCACGAACATCACCGGCGCCAGCTCGCCACAGACCTTCACCGTCACGCGCAGCGTCAATGGCGTCGTCAAAGCCCACCTCGTTGACGCCCCTGTGTCGCTGTGGGCGCCGCTCGTCCTCGGACTCTAGGGAGCGTCGGTGACGTACCTTGCTGGCCAAAAGTTGCGAGCATCGGAGATCACGTCGGTGCACGCGTTCCTCCGGCAGACATCCAACCAGTCGATTCCCCATGGCGCATGGACTGCGGTGAACTTCGACACCGAGGACGTCGATTCACACGGCGGGCACAGTACGAGCGTCAATACGAGCCGCTACACGGCGACAGTCGCCGGCTGGTACGAAGTGATAGGCCGCGGGGGGTTCGCGTCCAACAGCACCGGGCACCGTGGCGTGCGCATCCACAAGAACGGCAGCGTGGTCAACGGCTCCGGCAACTACTTCCAGACCACCACCTCAGACGTCTGGTCGAACATCGGCAGTGCCCAGGTCCACCTCAATGGCACCACGGATTACGTGGAGACGGCCGTCATCCAGGACTCGGGCGCGGCGCTCAACACCAGTGCGAGCGCCGGCGACGTCGCACCGTCGATGTCCGTGAAGCTCATCAGCAGGGACTAGGGGAGCATCTTCATGAACGACTGGATCCTC